CGGCGCTAATTTCGGCTTCGTCCCACCTTGGTTCTTTCTACCCTTACATCACACTCCGGAACCCGTGCAGTCTGTCGACATTCCGATGTTCATAGACATCTTAGTACGGAAGTATACCGTTTTTAGGTTCTAAAGTAAGTGACTACCTTCGTCTTAGTCCTCAGGGAGTGGTGTAGTCCTGGCTTGATAAAACTCGCCAGTCTCACCCTCAACCTGAGGTAGTCGCTGCTCCAGCAGTTGCCAACCGAAGTTGAAAATTCTGGAATCTCCCATTCGTGGAGAGGTAGAGGATCGAAATTCTCGGAGTTGCTTATACGGTTTCCGTATTAACATTTCCGGTCTTTCTATCTCACCCTCCAATGCGAGCGGGGGAGTCCAGACTTCCCTTTCTTCGGGAACAACAACGAATTCTTGTTGCGGACCGATCTTAGGTCCAACAATCCAACGTGGCTCGTGATGATACGTCAACTTGTGTTGTATTCGTTTCGACACAAGTGCTATCTTAGGAATCTTCTCAGGATCCGAAAGAAAAGCCTTCTCCAAGTAAGAAGCATAACGCCTCTGAAATGAAGTAAGCCGGACTTTCATCCCTGGGTAAGGAATAAATCCTAGACCGCCTCTCTCGAATGGTAGGAAAAGGTTGTACGTAGTAGGAATATACTTCTTCTCCGTATCGCTGCCCTCTTGCCAACGTGGGTTCCGGGTTTTCAGCATCGAGAGTTCCTTAATGGTACTACTATGGTAGTGCATAAATCGCTTATGTGCCCTTTCAGGGTTCACAGCGTTGTGCACAACCTCATTGTAGTAGTCCCAAATAGGAGCTGTTCTAGCGGTCTCTCTACCGGTAATCTTAGATTGTCCAGTGAGAAGTCCTGCGTTGAGACACCCTAGGTAATGTAATTCACCCCCCTTCTGAGAATATAACTGACTATTTACAGTCAAATACTCAGGGTGGATGTAATTCTTCCCCAAAGATAGCTCAAATCCAACATCACGAATCTCTTTCTGCCACAGGTCATATAGATCGTCGTTTGCTCGGAACAGGATGTCATCCCCGTTCACGAGAACCGGAAGGTCACGTACATCGATATCTCTTCCAAGGTATCTCTCAAGTGCTCTCCAATACGCAGTTAAGTTGACAATACAGAGGATTGGGAAAGACAATGTACTTCCCATCAACTGTCCTGTCGACTGCATGACTGGAGCGAGACCACTCTTGGGCGGGTAATGAACCTCCTGCTCATAAAGTACAGACCGCAGGACGTCCAGAACCTTAGGACGTGCTTCGAACAGACCCATCCGAAGCGAGGCCTCGAAAGCAGCTTTAGTGTGTCGGATATCCAAAGAGTCAGTGGCGGCTGAATAGTCACCACTTACCCATTTAGGAAAATCCAACCCAAGAGCTTTCTCTCGAGCCTTGAGATCGATCAAGTCTCCAACCCCGAGAGGTCGACCCGTAAGAACGAACTGAGGAAATTCCTGCAGATATTTCCATAGAGCCTTCTGATAGAACCTACTCACCCAATAACGATAACTATCGCCTTTGGTGATGAGTCGGACTTTCAGAGGCTCCAATACTGCGGAAACCATAACCTTGTGAGATCCTTGTGAAGCTAATTGTACTGCTTCATCGAAAGACGGGAGCACTTTACCCCGAATTTCTTTGACCTCACCAG